AAATGATGATTTTAGAGATTTTGTACAAAATCAAATTCAAGCAGCTTTGCAAACTTCTTGGACAAATCCTGTTTATACAGTTAAGCCTCCAGTAGCTGTTTCTGGAATAGCACTTGCATAATCAGTATTGATTAACTATTAAGAGGGTGGTCGCTAAGCGTCCGCCCTTTTTTATTATCTTTGCATAAATTATAGTCGTAATGATTGATACCGTCAGAAATACAGTTCTATCAATAATAAGCAAGGATAATAGGGGATACATCACACCGTTTGAGTTCAATCTAATTGCAGATCAGGCTCAAAAGGATATATTCGATAACTATATCTATGAGTATAGCAATGCTATAAACAAGCAGAATGCACACATGCATGGAACCGGATATGCAGATATACCAGGAAAGATTGCTGAAGTGATAGAGAAATTTATTGTTAGCGAGACATTGGTTCCGTCTACAGGTGGGAAATTCTATACCCCTGGCAATGAGCCAAGCAACCCTAAGCAGCCATACTATAAGTTAAACAACATTGTTTACAATAACGCTACAGAGATCGAAGAGGTTACTAACGCTACAGCGTTAAGACTGAATAACTCATTGATGACTCAGCCGTCAACAATGTATCCTGTATACGTGCTTAACGGATCAACAATACAGGTCTATCCAACGGCTATCACAGCGAACGTACAAGCGAACTATATCAGATACCCTAAAGCTCCTAAATGGACATACTTCCAGGCTTTAGAGAATGGTGAGCCATTGTTCAATCAGTCTGCCGCTGACTACCAAGATTTCGAGTTACCAATAAGTGATCAGAACAATTTGGTTATCAAGATATTGCAATATGCTGGCGTATCTATCAGAGAGGGGGATATCGTTCAGATGGCTAAGAATGAGGAAATTCAAGACAAACAAGAAAAAATATAACGTATGCCATACATTACTCCTTATCAATATTACGAGAATGGCGGTGACCTGCCGGAGGATGCGAACTGGGGATCGTATCAGTATACATCACTAGCTGACATCGTCAATAACTTCATGTTGATGTATATCGGCAATGACAAGCAGTTAAATAATGTTAAAAGACATGAGGTAATATTTCATGCAAAGCAGGCTATCAAGACTCTTAACTTCGATGCATTGAGGTCTATCAAGACTGTAGAGATGAACGTTGGTAACTCTCACGAGTCATTGAACTGGCTTAAGTTCGTTCTTCCGAGCGACTACGTTAACTACGTTCGTATCTCTATTAATGTAGACGGAGTACTTCGTCCACTATACGAGAACAAGAAGGCTAACTCTGCAAAGGGATATCTACAGGATAATAATGATCGAGTACTGTTTGATGAGAATGGTGAGATATTGGTAGGTACATCAAGTCTTGATCTTAGCAGAAGAACAATGCAGCAGTACAGCGGACTTGGACCGTACAACAACCAGTGGGGATGGTATATCGATGATATCTGGTACTTCGGGTACCGGGTAGGCCCTAAATACGGAATGAATCCAGAGGATCTATACGTTGGACCTACATTCAGAATAAACAATGGAGCGATTGACTTCAGCTCTGACATTGAGGGATCACTTGTAGTCCTTGAGTACATATCTGATGGTATGGAGAACGGTAACGATGCCGAGGTGATGGTTAATAAGATGGCCGAGGAGTTTGTATACAGATACATCAAATGGGCCCTTCTTAACGCTAAGTATGGCATACCAGTTTACGATCGTAAGCTTGCAAGAGATGAGAAACAGGCAGAGTTTAGAAACGCTAAGATACGTCTAAGCAACATGCACCCATCTCGATTGTTAATGACTCTTCGTGGAAGAGGAAAATGGATTAAATAATGGCTCAGTACATAAATAGTTTTATACAAGGTATCATGAATAAAGACCTCGATGAGAGGTTGATACCCGAAGGTGTCTATAGAGATGCCTTGAATATTGACGTAGATACTGATGACGGATCTAATATCGGTGTTGCAAGAAATCAGGATGGTAATACAGTTGCGTCTGACATCATTCCAATCCTTGAGAGCTCTGTACCGGGATTCGTACTGGCTAACTACGACATAAGAACTATTGGTGCTGTTAAATACGAGCCTAGTAACCTCATCTATTGGCTTGTCAATGGATTTGAGACAGAGGACGAAGAGACTGGATTTAACGCTATATTTGAGTACAACGAATTGAACGGTGTCACAGAACGAGTTCTGTTGACTACCGACCTTACAGTACTTAACTTCTCCCGTCAATACATCGTTACTGGCATAAACTATATCAACGGATTTTTATACTGGACGGACGGACTTAATGCTCCGAGACGTATCAACATATCGAGAGCGAAGTCATACCAGGTGGACGACAGTCGTATCGCTGATGATATCAACGTGATACTTGCTCCACCATTGAATCCTCCTAATCTTGAGTTGGTTGATCTTGAGTCTAATTCTGTTCAGTCTAATAATATGGAGGACAAGTTCTTGTACTTCTCATATAGATATAGATATCATGATGATCAATATAGTGCAATGTCTCCGTTCTCATTTGTTACATTTAGAGCTGGCACATTTATATATGATTATGAGTCAGGATTTAATAAGGGTATGGTAAACAAATATGATGGTGTAAATATCACATATAATACAGGAGGTAGAAATGTTAAAGAGATTCAATTATTGATGTATGATACAAGAAGCACAAATATAAGTGTTATTGAGTCTTTTAATAAAGAAAAATTAAATCTTTCTGATAATTCTTTTTCTAAGTTTACATTTACAAACAATAAGACATATACAGTACTTCCACAGGATCAACTAACTCGTCTTTTTGATAATGTACCATTAAAAGCTAAGGCACAAGAGTTTGTAGGAAATAGACTTATGTATGGTAACTATACTCAGTTCTACGATCTTACAGATAGTAATGGAGAAGAAATACTTATTGACTTAGGACTTGGATATTTACCTTATCCAGACACAGATATTAACAATGGAGTTCAAACATGGAGGTCAGATAGAGATTATGAAGTTGCTATTGAATACTTAGATGAATATGGACGTCATACAACAGCACTAACTTCTACTGGAAACACAACTTATATACCTGCTACTTATTCTGATTATAGTAATAGACTTAAGGTATCTATTAACAACAAGGCTCCATATTGGGCGTCTGGATATCGTATTCTTATAAAACAAAACAAGGGATCATACTATAACATATTTCCTTACATGTACTATAAGGATGGATCATTTAGATGGTTATTGATTAATGAATCTGATAGAGATAAAATTCCAGTTGGTAAATACATTATATTTAAAGCAACAGGAGTAGGAGTAACACATACTAATTTTAAATATAAAGTACTTGAAGTAGACGTTAAAGACGCTGGATTTATATCTGGTGCACCAGCAGGACTTTACTTTAAAGTAAAAGCTAAAAATACTACAGACTTAGATCCTGCTGGAGTTACTAATAATGTGTTATGGAATTCAGGTGATGGATGGGATACAGCTCAAACTGCACTTGTACCTGGAGTTAATTCATTAGGACTTCCAACTTTAATTAAATATATAATATCTCAAGAACAAAATTTAATATTAAACGCTCATCAATATGCAGATGCACCTATATATTACCCATATGGAACGGCAGAAGCAAATGTGTTATCTAGAGGATCAAATAATAATGGAATAACATGTTTAGTATCATTAAGTCTTACAAGTGATTTAAGATTTACTATAGTAGCAGTAAATTCAACAACTATAAAATGGACAACTAATATTAATTTGAACTCATGGACAGAAGTACCTATAGACTTCAATAATGACATGATATTGGGAAATATAATAAAAATACATTTTTCTGGAGCTCCTTTTGCAAATGATATGTGGAAGATTAATGTAAGAGGAATATCATCTAATTACTCTTTAAATAGTTATTTTGGAGCTACAAACATAAATATTGATCCTAATACATCATCATTACAATATACGAATCAAGATTGGTCAAATGGAGGAAATGTTCTTCAACCTCCTACTGATGGATGGAATATAGGTGGATCTGCTCCAGTACAAGTAAATACAGACATACAAGCTGGTGATTTTATAACAATATATATAAAAGAAGAAAACAATCCAGCAATGGAAGGTTGGTCTAACACATGGATTGCTAATGATAATTATGTAAACTTTGAAGAATGGTTTAATTTTGAAGTAACAGAAGATTCTTTTAATGGTGCTATTAAAAAACCTGATTCAAATTTTACAAATGTAGGAAGATCTGGGGTATTGTTCAGAAGAGGCATATCTGGAGTAAATACATTAAATCCAAATATAAGCAGGATAACACAAACAAATTCAAATTCAGATTTAGATCCTTTATTCATTATATTTAAAGGACAAGGATCTCCTGAAGGACCAAAAGAAAAAGCAGCTCATATATATGCATATGTTCAGATACAAAGAACAAATAGAAGAATAATATGCGAAACTGAACCGGACGACAATCCTATAGATATTTTCCATGAGGTATCAGGTACATATCCTATATCCCCTGAAGGATATCATATATCTGGTTGGACGTATAAAGATTTCACTTTTGCTCAATCAGCAGACGCATCTATTAATGGACAAACAAATTTAGGCCAGCTAGTTCCGGGATCAACTCCAGACGCTACAGACATGCCTCATAA